CTACAATTATAGGTGATGATAAACCTATTTTAGATGAAAATATAAGAAAAGTAGGAACATGGGGTTTGAACAATCTAACCACAACATCTTTGACAGAGGTTTTGTGGTGTAATTATTTAATTAAACATTTGAAAACTTGTTTAAATAATTATAATTATTTTCATGAACTTGATGGTGAATTTATGGTAAATGATATACAAATTTTAAAATATGGAATAGGCGGTCATTATAAATTTCATACAGATCATAATCCAAAAATCCCAAGACAATATAGTTGTATATTTATGATTAACGATGATTATGAGGGAGGGGATTTATGTTTTAAATACCCAAAATCAGAAAAAACTACAACAATAGAAAAAAAAGAAAATAGAATGATTATATGGCCAAGTAATGCTTTATATCCTCATTGTGTTTTACCTGTTACAAAGGGAGAAAGGTATTCAGTGGTAGCATGGGCATTATAGGAAAAGATTTTGATTACAAAAAAATAAAAAATTTTCTAACTGAAGATGAGGTAAAATTATTAAGTTGCTATTGTGAAGTTAGACATAGGACAAATACTACAAATTTTGATGAATCAAAACAAATGTCAATACCCGATTCAAAATTTTATGGAGATCCAGCTATCGAATCTTTAATGATAAAACAATTACCATTAATGCAAAAAGAAACTGGAGTAGAATTACTACCAACCTATGCTTTTTGGAGATGTTATACAAAATTTTCATCTCTTGCAAATCACACAGATAGACGATCTTGTGAAATCAGTGTAACGTTAAATATTAATAATGATGGCACGCCATGGCCAATATATATGAATGGTAAGCCAGTGCATTTAGAAAAAGGTGAAGCAGTGATATATCTTGGCAGAAAATTACCTCACTGGCGTGATGAGTTTCAAGGTGACTTTTCAATACAAGCTTTCTTGCATTATGTAGATAAAAATGGTAAATATGCAGATCGTTATTTAGATACGAGACCTTTTTGGGGCTTGCCTGATACAACCGCAAAAAGCTGTGAGTAAGGAGATTTATGATAATTAATCAATTAAAAGATAAAGATGGATCTGGAGAAATAATATTTAATGATGAGGAAATCAAGAATATTAACAAAGCAAAAAAAATATTGTTATCAGCTGAAGCACTAAAACATTGTACTACTTTATTTGTTTCTTTAGCCATAGAGTGTAATAAAAATTTTAGCAAAGAAACTGCTAGCCAGACAAGCTTTATGGGTCAAAATATAGAAACCAAAGATCCTGAAGGTAATCTTTAAATTCGAGATTTATTAAGGTATAATACTTTATGCCATTAACAAACGTACTAATACAACCAGGATTCAATAAACAAGTCACAGAAGTCGGAGCCGAGGGTCAGTGGACTGATGGTGATTTTGTCAGATTTAGATATGGTCTGCCTGAAAAAATAGGTGGTTGGGAACAAATAACCTCTTCAACTTTAGTAGGTGCTGCAAGAGACCAACTTGTTTGGGCTGACTTAGATGGTAGAAGGTACGCAGCAATAGGCACGAATAAAGCATTGATAATTTATTTTGAAGGTGCGTTCTATGACGTATCACCATTAAGTTCTGCAATTTCAGGAGCTACTTTTACAACAATTAACACTAGTCCAACAATTACAGTAAATAAAATAGCCCATGGTTTATCTGCGGGTGACTTATTTACATTTACTTCAGTGACACCTCCTAGTGGAGCAGGTTACTCTGCTGCAGATTTTACAACAAATACTTTTGAGGTAATCCAAGTACCAACCCAAGATACATTTACCATTACCATGGCATCTAATGCTGGAACTTCTGTTGCAACTAGCGGCTCTGCTGTTATTAATCCTTACGTAAAAGTAGGTCCTTTAAATCAAACTTCAGGTTTTGGTTATGGGACTTCAGGTTGGGGTGGATCATCAGGTGTCATATCAACCCTAAATGGTTTATTACAAGACGATACTGCCGGCACTGGAGGTTCAGGAACTTCGATTACATTATCTTCTGTTACTGGCTTTCCTACTTCAGGCACGATTAAAGTTGGCACTGAGTTTATATCCTACACTGGAATATCATCAAATGATTTAACAGGAATAACAAGAGCTGTTGCAGGCACAAGAACAGCCCATGCGAACGGAGCCTCTGTTGAAGTCTATCTTACATGGGGTGCAGCATCATTGACTGGGGGTGTCACTCTGGAGTCTGGATCATGGTCATTAGATCATTTTGGTTCTAAGTTGATAGCAACAATAAAAGATGGCCAAACTTTTGAATGGGATACCATTAGCACAACGGCTGCAGCATTAACGACTCGAGCGACAATCGTAAGTGGAGCACCAACTAAATCTGTTATGTCGATCGTTTCTGAAAGAGATAGACATTTAGTCATTCTTGGCACAGAAACAACAATTGGAGATGTAAATACACAAGACAAAATGTTTATAAGATTTTCAGATCAAGAAGATATAACCGATTATGCACCCACTTCAGTGAACACAGCAGGCACATTTAGAATAGATTCGGGCACTAAAATTATGGGAGCTGTTAGAGGAAAAGATTATATATTAATTCTTACTGATACATCTGCATATGTCATGCAATTTGTTGGTCCGCCATTTACATTTTCAGTAAGACAAGTTGGTTCGAATTGTGGAGCCATAGGGCAGCATGCTATGAAGTATGCAAACGGAGCTGTCTATTGGATGGGCCAAGCTGGTGGTTTTTTTGTTTATGATGGTACAGTAAAATCATTACCATGTTTAGTAGAGGATTTTGTTTTTACAAATAAAGGCGATAATCTTGGATTAAGTTATTCTAATGGTGAACAAATTTATGCAGGACAAAATCATCTCTATGGTGAGATAAACTGGTTTTATCCAAAAGATGGATCTGCATTAATTGATAGAGTTGTCACTTATAACTATGATGAAAACACATGGGTAACAGGTTCGCTATCTAGAACAACTTGGTTTGATGCCACTTTATATGATGTGCCTTATGCAACTGAATATAGTGCAACTGGTGTACCATCTTTTCCAACAATTCAAGGCGTAACAAATCAAAATGGTGCATCAACTTATTATGCTCATGAAATTGGTAATAACGAAGTGGATGCTGGTGGTAATAAAACAGCAATACCAGCATTTATACAATCTGGAGATTTTGATTTGAGTCAAGGAGGAGATGGTCAAATGTTTATGAGTATGAGAAGATTTATACCTGATTTTAAATTAATAACAGGTAATGCTCAAGTAACTATTAAACTTAAAGATTTTCCATCAGATACTTCAATATCATCACCTTTAGGTCCATTTACAATTAATAGTTCGACTGGTAAAGTAGATACTCGTGCACGAACAAGATTTGCAAGTTTAAAAATTGCAAACACATCTACAGATCAAAATTGGAGATATGGCACGTTTAGGGCAGATATACAACCAGATGGAATGAGGGGTTAATGGATCCGATAGAAGAACAAATACAAGCACAAATACAGGGAATACAAAATAATCCTGGATTTTCAAGTTATCAACCATCGTTCGGTAATGTTGGTATAGCACCACTTCAATCATTAGATATTTCAAATAATATAGTTGCAGAACCTATGCCTAATGTAACAGATATGCTTAAACAAGCAGGGACAAACATAATTAAAAAAAAGGCATCTGAGATTGCTGCAAAAAAATTGGGTATAGAAACATTACCTGCAGGTATAAATTTTGGTAACCCTATAGTTAACAATATAGCTCCAGTGGCTTTGTTTTCTGGTCTATCTGCAATTAAAAATAAAATAGCGAATCGAAATTTAATAGCAGCAATTAATAGAGAATCTACAATTGATTTGCAAAATAAAATGGATAGAGGTGACTTTGGATCAACAACTCCTACACCACAGGACTCTCAACGAGGTGGTCAATATGATGGTGGTGCAACAAGTCAATCAGCAGGATTTGATCAAGCAGAAAGAGGAGGACCTCAGGGAAGATAATGGCTAGAGTTGATATAGTAGTACCTGAACCCTCTGTTGAATATAACCAAGAAAATCAAAGACAAGTTTCTCAATCTTTACAAACACTAAAGGATAAGTTAAATACATCTTATCAACAAGAATTAAAGAACGAACAAGATACTTTTAATTATTTTTTATCATGACAATTCAATATAAAAACGCTGGAATAAATTTAACAACTACAGGTACAACTTCTGTTTTAACATCACCTGCAAATGCTAGATGCTTAA